TACCCATAATATTCCCTCTGCCATGGCCAGTGGCACATTGGGGGAGCTGTACGTGAATTATACCATTTGTTTGCGTAAGCCGAAGTTCTTCACTGGTAGAGGACTGGGCTTGACGCGTTTTATGGAGGTCATCGATGCAAGCGCAGGCGCGACTATGACTTCTGCCAGACCATTTGGTAATGATGGAGAGGAATTGACTGCTAGACAGAACAATTTGAAAATAGTTTCTGAGAAAACCGATAACTCTCTAAAATTGACATTCCCTGCGTACTACGGTGGTAGACTTCGTATCCAGTGTGTCATAGAGGGAACAGAAATGTCCACTAGTGGCGCTCCTTTTGGTCAAACCGTCGGCGGTAACGTAGTTATGGTTTCCGATTTGTACGCCTCTGGGAGCGCCACTGGTGATTCTCCTGGTTCCCGTATAGCATCGGCAGCGTCCGCTGACACTGATCGATTATTTTGTGTTCTTTCCGTTAATGTGGAGCCAGCGACTAATGCGACTGATAACACTTTGACCATAAGTACCTCGTTGAGTGGTGGAACCTTTAATCAGGCATGGCTTGATGTTCAGGAGTATCAGAGCTTTGGATCTACTGCGGCGCCACAATTAGTAAATTCGGCAGGTACTGCGGTTGTGCTATAAAATGATTGTAATTAGACTGAAGTTTAACGGGAATCGATTTACTTCAGTATGTTGTTCAGATAAAACGAGACTTGACGTACTCTCTGATAATACAGTCCCCCCAGAAGAACGCGGCGATATTGATACCGGCGACGGGTATTATACGCCGCGTGGGAGCACTGTTGACGGAGGAGGCGAGCGAGGCACGAGCGAGACGACGGAGGAGACATAGGTGGACGGAGGCGAGGCACGAGCCGGGAGTCCACTTAGGGTTTCCGCGAAGCGGGCGCGAAGCGCGTTTGGGTTAGCATTAGGGTTAAGCGATGTTTGCGTCTTTAATTGTTCTTAATAAAATTATTCCATACAAATTCGGATGAATCTAAAGCGCTAAGGCGCCATTCTTTTGTATCGCGTGGATCACTATGATCAAGGTCGTTCTTGGATAAGAAATCATTGAAACGACGGTATATGTGACGCCATTTGTGGTAGTGTTCGGAGAAACCAATGATGAGCATTCTGTGTGCGTCCATGAGATGCATTATGCAAAGAGGAGGAGGCAGTGTAACGCCGCGGGACGTGGTTAGTCGACGACCTTTTTCTACACCAAAGAATTTTAAGAATGCAGTGAATGGGTAATGCATGCGTTCTCCATCTGCATTTAACTTAGGGTAACCTTTGTGTAGAGCCATGTGTGCATATGCATCCATGATGCGATACATGAATGCTGTCTTCCGAGAACTAGTAATGTGTGCGCGGAAAATTTGGCGGAATGAGGGAGTCCACCAAAACCCGACCTCGAAATTGTAGAGGAGGAATGGGCATACAGGGTGGCATTTTAGTGCATCGTCGGGCAAAACCTTTGTCTCGAATTCATCTTTCACGACTATCGCACTAAACGAAGGATTCGTATCAGCCTCCCATGCCATATCCCAATTGTAAATTTCGTCAGCATTTGGCCAGTGTTTAGCGATACTATTAGTGACACTGGTAAATGTAGTTCTCGTAGGGGTTCTGCGTCGGGTATGTAATCTACCGAAGCCAAATTCGCCCGCGGAGACACGTGTTTGCAGATCTTGTTGACCACGCGATTGGTCATACGATGGCTGCCCAGCATCGCTTAACAGATAGTCTGCTGGAGATTCTCCTGATGGATATCTGTAATGCGGGCCATAAACCGAAGTGTAGTCGTCTATAAGACGTTGTGCATCTGGGGGTAGACTCATAATTAATTATGACGAAGTCCGAAAACAAAGTTGCCTAAAATCCCACAGTGGGAGGTACGAGCACTTAGTATTACTAGGCAACTTTGTGCATGTGCCACTAAGTTTTAACGGTTGCACATGCAAGAAATGAAAATTGGACGAATAGCGAAAATACGAGCGGTCGGCGACCCTTCGTTTTCGCGAAATTTCTAGTTACGGTACGTATTAAGGCCGATTTTCACAAGAAGTGTCCGCCTGCGCCGACTCTTTGCATAAGTTTTGAATCCCCGGATCGAATTTCGATTTTGCTCGGCGGAGCCGTCTGATTTTCACTAATGAGCACAATATGAACGAAGTGCGTAGAGTGCGAAATTGGTGTTTTACCTTGAATAACTATGAACCGAACGACAGAGAGGAGCTTGCTAGGGGATTCGCTGATGGAGGAATTAGATATGCCGTATATCAACCAGAACGAGGATCCGCAAACACCCCGCACCTCCAGGGGTACGTTGTATTCAAGAATGCCCGGACCTTACGAGGAGTGCGAGGGTTCTTCGGAGGAAGAGCTCACTGGGAACAGGCATACCAATCCGCAGAAGCGAACTATACTTACTGCACGAAAGAGTCTACAAGAGATCGAGAGGCCGACTTTGGCCCGGTCGAACTCGGATCTCGATCGGATTGTAGAGGCGCAGGATCAGGTCGTGGCCATCGGACAGATCTTGACGCAATTGCCGACTCTGTGCGTAGCGGAGCTACCATCGAGCAAATTGCGCAAGATTACCCCAAAGAAATTATATTGCATTCCCGCGGAATTAGTACACTCCAAGCTATTTATGCCAAGCGAAGAAATGAGCCCCCAAGCGTATATTGGTTTTACGGACCCACTGGCAGCGGTAAGAGCAGACTTGCGAGCGAAGAGAGCCCAGATGCATATTGGAAAGACCCAACTAGCCAGTGGTGGGACGGTTACGACGGCGAAGCAGACGTGATCATAGATGATTACAGAAGGGACTTCTGCACGTTTGCGAGTTTGCTGAGGTTGTTTGACAGGTACCCGTTAAAGCTGCAAGTAAAAGGCGGGTACGTGAATTTTCGTCCTCAGCGTATATACGTAACCACCCCGAAGAGTGTAGAAGACACCTGGGAAGGTAGGACCTCTGAGGATCTGGCTCAGTTGTCCCGGAGGATAACCCAGGAACGTTTTTTTGGTTATGATGCTCCTGTTGCAGAGAATTTTGTTAGAGAATCATAATTAATTAAGTGGCACACTTGTAATGATCCTTGGTGCACCAAGTAGGAAACGTTCCAGAGCAGCTGGTGGTGGCAGTTCTACCGCTGCCAACCGCGGCATGTGGGCCCAAATGAAATTTTCGAAGGCGAAGCCTTGGGCCGACTATGGCGCTATGAGAGTAAAACGAGGAACGGCCGAGAACCTTGCCATATTTGGACCCACGTACAAAGAAGCAACCGCTGAACAGCGGAGCAGTCGCAAGGAGCACGGCTATACTGGACGTGGTAAGTACTATGGCAAGGTGATAGGTAGTGCGCTTGGAAGCAAGTTTGGTGGCCCTCTAGGAGGAGTGCTTGGAGGTGTTGCAGGAGATTTGGCCACGAACGTGTTGCACAGACGATTGAGAGGACGAGGAATGTACCATGGTCGAGGAGAGTACACCGCGTCGAATTCGAACGAATTAATGAGCGATAGCACTTCTAGCCCGCCCATGTTTCAAAGCGCTGGTGATGAAGCTGGCGCATTAATGGTTAGTCACCGTGAGTATGTAGGGGACATTTTTGCACCTGGTGCTAGTGATGTTAGCGATTTCACTGTGCAGTCATTTCCCATTAATCCTGGTCTAGAGCAGACGTTCCCTTGGTTAAGTCAGATCGCACAGAACTATGAAGAATACGAGCTGAAGCAATGCGTATTTGAGTTTGTTTCCACCGTGCAGGACATCAATAGTGCCAATGGCCAAGTGGGAACTATTATCACTGCTACACAGTACAACGCCAGTAAGCCGGATTTTACTGACAAGCCCGCAATGGCAGCATATGCCCACAGTGTGTCAGGCAAGAGCACCGATAACCAGACACACGGTGTTGAATGCGATCCTAATAAGCTGTCAGGATCCGAGGGCAAATACATACGTGCAAACCCCGTGCTAACTGGCGAAGACTTGAAGACTTATGACCACGGTCGATTTCAGCTAGCTACCCATAATATTCCCTCTGCCATGGCCAGTGGCACATTGGGGGAGCTGTACGTGAATTATACCATTTGTTTGCGTAAGCCGAAGTTCTTCACTGGTAGAGGACTGGGCTTGACGCGTTTTAT